TGGGGGGCGGGCTTTCTTAGTGTGTTACACACACCATACGTCGGGGGTTTATAGCTCCAGCCCTGCGGTATCTGACGACTTTACATCGGGGGGATACAACTTTACATACAAAGTGTCAAGTAAGCTGCAACCTGACACAATCTAACTGTACATGCAACAATCTATTTTTTACTTAGCGCGAAAACAGTACTTTACATCGAGAAACTATACACATGTAAAGTGTATAGTTAGGGAAAAAGTCCAATGAAATCAAGGACTTGCGAGGGGGGAGCCATGAGCCATGAGTGAGAGAGCGATATAGATGATATAGAAAATCCATGTTTTTTGTGTATACTACACAAACCCTGAGATGACTCCACACTTTTCATAATGTGGGACATAAATCTCCCAACTTTTTAGCGCAACATTATCTCCAAAAACGTAGATTATTTAGATCGTCGCTCGTAACCCATTGATTTCATTGGACTTTCTCGATCTACGAGCAATCTAACTTGACACTTTTTTATAGATTGTTTACACGTATACTTAGATCGTGCGCGCGGAACCTTACCTAAAGCTGCTTTACACAACCCATGTTCTTGGAAAACAGTCGGCCACTTGACGCTCGGCGGCCGGTCGGCGAGACTGGCTGGGCCTCGGTGCTGGGCTTTATACAGCATTACAACAACCTCTAAGGAGCCTATCATGGCTAAGATTTATCAAGGTAAAGTTTCTGTGTTCGCCAATTCCAACAAGCAGCTTGTTGTCAAGCCTGATGACAGTGGCAAGTTTGACAGCACCAATACTGCTGAACTTTACAAGACCATGTGTGAACTTGGCAAGAAACACAAGATGGAAGTTCGAGTGTTCAAGCCAGAGCAAGGTGGTGATACACCAGTCCTCATGGCAGACCGTTGGGGCAAGCCCTATGTTGCTCTGTTGCCAGAGCGCAAGGCTCCCGGCATTGCCAAGGTCACTGTTACCAAGCTGGCTTAACCAACCCATTCAACGGTTTGCAGTGTGCCGTCTCACACTGCGCTTTACTGGAGATTGACATGAGTGAGTCGTCTGTGAAAGTTACCCATCTGCCTTACAGGGCACCTCGCAAGTTCCGTAAATCGGAGCCGCTTCGCTTCGTCGTCAAGTGGATTGACGGTGACAAGATGTACTTCCAGTGGTTCCGGAGGGACGATGCAGCCTGTGCATTCCAACAGCGGCTGGCTGACGCTGGCTTTCAAACCCGTCTCTTGATGGAGTGAACATGATTATCAGCATGAACGATCAGCGCTTTACAACGCTGGAGTCTGCTGGTTTGGAGGAGGACGCCTCCTCTGAGCCTCTGCATGGCATCTATTACAGCACCGAAGGTAGCATCTACTCCTACACAGAGTGGTTCTACGACGGTGACGAGTCAGCGTTCAGTATCGTTTGACATGTCAACTTGCTGCCCTGTGACAGAGGGTAGCTGGGTGCAATGTCGCACTGTATCGGAGCTTATGCTATGAAGATTGCCAACCGAGATGCCAGACCACTGGTACAACAACACCACCCATTCGAGGGTTCAAACCTGTTCGCTCAGTACAGACCGGAGGGTAACGGTGTGAGGTACATCGTTTACAGCTATGCTCATCGACGATGGCCGCTGTTTGTCCATGTCAATGGCATCTGGTTTGAGAACGAAGACCGCTTCAGTGTCACCACCAGCAAACACCGCACTCAGACCCATCCCCACGCTCCAACGGTGCTTCTGTCTGTGGAGTGGATGCGGAAACTGGCCCAAGGGGGGTACCAAGCCATTGCCAAAGAGCGTGTCCTTGGTGCAGTACCGCAGCAACCCAGACAGCAGCGTGACCCATCGTGGCTCAGTGCTCATGGAATGTGAGGAGGAACCAGCATGAAACAGGAAACTATCCCGGTCTACGACAGCGTTGACGCTGCCTTCACTGCACTGGAGTCCATTGACACATGTGTGGACAACTACCGCATTGCCGACATTGGTGATTCGGCCCAGCTTCAGGCTTATGTACACAAGCAGAGCCGTGGCTGCTGTGGTCAGCACGACAGCGTGGCATGGGTCAAGTTTGACGGATATGAGCGGCTGTGTCTCATCGGCTGCAACTACGGCCACTAACAGGAGAGCCAGTATGAAAGCCTATCTTGTTGATGAAGACGTGCTGACCAAGCTCGGCAAGTTGTATGCAGCCCTGCACAGTGGTACTGACAGGGAGCGTGACTACGGCCACAAGTTGTGGCTCATCTGTGGCGAGATTACCCACCCCTACAACGAGGTGGAAATCGACGAGAAAACGGGAGAGATTCGATGATTGCCAATGGATACAAAGCCAACTTCGAGACACTGTGCCGTGCTATCCGCAACGATGCTGTCATCCTCATGGAATGCACCGACGCCAAGACGGGACAGCCTGTCATGGTGGTCTGCGCCGTGGAGCAGGACGGAGATACCTTCGAGATGAAGCCCTTCGCCAAGCTGTTTGATGGCAACCCTTACAAGGAACTGATCCCACCCGCTATGGAGGAACCAGCATGAGAGAAGACTATCACCTACCCATCTGCACCTGCTGCTATGCAGTTCGTGTGGAACCGCACCGTGCCAAGGCAGCACGTCCAACCTGTATGCAGTGTGCAGAGAAGTTGGCACGTGAGGTCAAGCGCACTGTTGTACCCATGCACAAGAGCAACTACTTCTTGTGTACCGACCTCAACGATCTCAAGGGGATCAACAACAAGGGAGGGCTTGTGAGATGAACCGATTCAGAACCTATCCCAAGTGGAGACGTATCGCTCGGTGGTGTATAGCAGCGACCTTCACCGCAATGGGGGCACTGGCTATCGGGTTGGTGATCACCGTCCTACTCATGGAGTGGATGGTTGGTTGTGGTGAGTCCTATGTCGATGCACAGGGTGTGCGGCATCTGTATACGTGTTTGTTTTTTAACCAAGGAGAAGCGAAATGAAACGTCTGTTCATCATCCGACGTGGAAAGCGGGGAGAACCCGTTCGAGACGACGACCATAGCGTCTTGACGTTCCCGTCCAAAATGGAAGCAAAGAAGATGCGTGACATCCTCGGGGATGAGTACGTTGTGTCCTATGGCCCTGACCATAAACTTTACAAAGGAGTGTGATATGCGAGCCGAACTGTTGAAAGAAACCCTCAAGTCCCTGTTCCCCATCCAGCGTACCGTCTGTATCGAGGGTGCTCCTGGCGGTGGTAAGACAACCATCGTGCAGCAAGTTGCTGATGAGTTGGGTGTGCCCGTTATCGAACGTCATATGCCGACCATGCTTGTCGAGGACTTCGGTATCCTGTTCCCCAAGGAGGACAAGACTCTGGAGTACAAGCTGCCCGACTGGTTCCCGGTCAAGGGTAAGGCTCCGGAGGCTGGCATCCTGCTGTTCGATGACCGCAACCAAGCCCCTGCCGAGTTGCAGAAGGTGCTTGCCAACATCTGCCAAGCCCGTAACCTGCATGGCTCCTACCTCCCCGATGGGTGGCAGGTGGTGTCCACTGGCAACAGGCAGTCTGACAGGGCTGGTGCCAACCGCATCCTCAGCCATCTGCGTAACCGTGAGACGGTGTTGGAGTTGGAGACTCACCTCGACGACTCTACCAAGTGGATGATCGACAACGGTGTCAAGCCCGAGGTCACATCGTTCCTGCGCTTTCGTCCCAACTTGCTGCATGACTTCGATCCTCAGCGTGACCAGAACCCTACGCCTCGCTCTTGGGTTGAGGGTGTATCCGACGTGCTGGGTACTGTCCCTGCTGGGGCCGAGTTCGAGTGCTTCAAAGGTGCTGTGGGTGAGGGTGCTGCTGCCGAGTTCACTGGGTTCATCCGCATCTGGAGGAAGCTGCCCAACCCCGACGCTATCCTGATGAACCCGACCACTGCTGACGTACCTCGTGATCCTGCTACGTTGTATGCACTGGCTGGGGCCATCTCACAACGGGCTACGGAGAGCAACTTCGAGAGGGTCTGCACCTACGCAGAGCGTATGCCTCCCGAGTTCTCTGTGCTGACCATCAGCTATGCAGCACGGAAGAACCCCGACCTTGCCAACACGCAAGCCTTCACGAAGTGGTCGATCAACCATCAGGACGTATTGTTTTAATCAACCAAAGAGGAGTGACAACCATGAATCTCAATGACCGTGCCCTGCTGGTGCAGCTATCCATCTCACAGTGGACAGCCCGCAAGTACGACAAGAAGGCTACCCGTCAGGTGGCTGATGCCAACGGCACAACGATGGATGCTGGCAGGTACAACAAGGCACTACTGCCTATGAACGACTTGCTGGACAACATCCACAAGAAGACGACCCACATCCGTAGCAAGTTCTACGATAACACGCTGCCTTGGGGCATCGAGGGTACGATGATGCTGCCTACTGCCAACTACCTCAACTTCATGTCCGAGTTCCGCAAGGAACGTGGAGAGTGGAACACGTTGGTCGATACATTCTGGCAGAACTACGATGGGCTGGTATCCAACGCTCAACGGATTCTTGGTAGCCTGTACGACCACTCGGACTATCCGTCCTCGGCAGACATTCGGCAGAAGTTCCACATGGACATGGCTGTGTTCCCTGTGCCAAGCACTGACTTCCGGGTGAGCATCGGTAGCGATGAGTTATCCCGCATCCAGCAGGACGTTGAGCGTAGGGTACAGGAGGCGCAGTCCAAGGCGATGACCGAGGTGTGGCAACGACTGCACGATAGGGTCAAGCACATGGCTGAGAAGCTGGCTGATCCCAAAGCGATCTTCCGTGACAGCATGATCGAAAATGCTCGGGAGATATGTGCCCTGCTGCCCCGTCTCAACTTCTCTGATGACCCTAACCTTGAAGCCATGAGGCAACAAGTTGAAGCATCGTTGATCAAGCACCCTGATGCTCTGCGCAACGACCCCGATCTTCGCCGTGACACTGCGGCTGAAGCCAAGAAAATCATGGACGCAATGTCCGTCTTTATGGGAGCCAAGTAATGACTGTACTCGCACCGACTCAACAAGCCCCTGTCCAGCCGCTGACTCCACAGGAGGAAGCCAAGCTGAACATCCGACTGGCGAAAGCCAAGACCTCACTGGTGCTGGAGAGTCCCTTCGTGGGAACCATCGCCTTGAATATGCAGTACATCGTGACTCGTGAGGTTCCTACTGCTGCCACCAACGGCAAGTACATCAAGTTCAACCCCGACTTCATCGGTGGCCTTAACGATGAGGAACTCAAGTTCCTCGTAGCCCATGAGTGTTTCCATCCCATGCTGGAGCACAACTACCGGCGTGGTGAGCGCAACCATCGCAAGTGGAACAAGGCAGGTGACTATGTGATCAACCAGTTGCTGGTCGATGAGAAGATCGGCAAGATGCCCAAGCAGGGACTGTACGACCCCAACATCTACAAGGCTGGCGGTGGTACATCCGATGGCATCTACAACATCCTGCCCGACGATGGCGATGATGGCTACGGCGGAGTCGGTGACCCGTTCGACAACTGTGAAGATGCTCCCGGTTCACCTGCCGAGGCAGCGCAGCAGCAGGCTGAGATGAAAGTGCAAGTGGCACAAGCAGCGCAGGCTGCGAAGATGATGGGTCAACTGTCTGCCAATATGCAGCGGCTTGTGGATACCGTGCTGCATCCCAAGGTGGATTGGCGTGATGTACTCCAACGGTTCCTCGTTCGGTGCAAGGACGATACCCGTACCTTTGCCCGGTTCAATCGGCGCTTTATCTCACAAGGACTGTATCTGCCCAGTGTCACTGGCGAGAAGATGGGTGAGGTGTGCTTCGCTGTGGACTGCTCTGGCTCCATCGACCAGAAGACCATCAACCAGTTCGCTGCCGAGATCAAGCGGGTCAAGGAAGACCTGTGCCCTGAGCGTATCCATGTGCTGTACTTCGACAGTGAGGTCAGCCACGTGGAGAGCTACGAGCAGCACGACGACCTCGACATCAAGCCACACGGCGGTGGCGGTACCGACTTCGCTCCGGTGTTCGCCAGGATCATCGAACTGGATATCACCCCGGTAGCTATCGTGTTCCTCACTGACCTGTGCTGCTCCAGCTTTGGTGATGAGCCTGATGCACCAGTGCTGTGGGTCACGACAGACCCCGGCAACGCACCGTTCGGTGAGATTGTGGAGATGAACTGATGAAAGAACTATCCGACCGCGAGTACCACGACCGAGTGATGACGCTCGTGTCCCAGATCAACACTGCTATGGATAGCGATACCCAAGAGTTCAGTGTGACTATCAACGCACTGCTCACGCTGCTTGCACTATCCGGTGCAAGGTCTGAACTGACGAGGGATGAGTTCGTCGCAGCAGTGGCATGGCAATTGGGCGAGATCATGTCTCGCATGACAGTAATTGATTCCCCACTTCAATAAGGAGAGTGACATGGCTACAGTACGTTTCAGCAATGAGTTGGTCAACGAGATCGAGCGCAATGCTCGTGCCAAGATGAACCCTGCCATCGCAAGGGCAAAGGAGCAGACGCTTGACAACGCATGGGGTCAGCGCATCTACGACATCCTGTTCCTCGAAACCAAGTCGCTTGCCTCGCAACTTCCTGCTGGGTGGTTGAAGACAGTGGACAAGATCACCATCGAACGAGTGGCAGGCCGCGCTTGTAACATGACTTTTACCTTCGCTACTCCTCAGCCGTGGCCGTACTCGCTTCCAGAGACGAAACTCGCCAAGCGTGACGGTATGTACAGTGACGGCATCGTCCTTAAAGACGATCTGGTATGGGCTGAGTTCCTTACTGAAGTCACTGCCTACCATGAGCGAGTCAAGGTAGCGACTCAGCGGCAGCACGAGTTTGTGGATATGGTCAAAAAGGTGATCGAGGCGTACACCACACTGGCTCCAGCACTCAAGGCATGGCCCCCCCTGTGGGAGTTGATCCCTGAGAACTACAAGAACAAGCACCGACAAGTTGTGGAGCGTGAGAAGAAAGAAGTTAAGCTCGATGTAGATATCAACAAGCTCACTGCTCTGAGCACTGCTGCCAAGTTCGGCATATGACAACACGTATCAACGTGGAGAAACGCAGGGAGTGGTTGCGCTCCCTGCGCAGATTCAAGCAGGGTGTGAGGCTCCGGTCTGCACTCGGCGTGATGGATACCTACTGCCGACAAGTTGCACTACAGCGTAAGGGTTCTACCCAATGGTCTGCACCCGATTGGGATAACGACAAGTGGGTTACATGCTTGTACACTTCGATCAAAGATGAGAAGTTCCCACCCGAGTTGCTTATCGGCTTTGCCGAGAGCGCAGAGGTGACGTTCCTCAATCCGAAGAAACAACCTACGCCGAAGGACGCACTGGAGTGTATGAACGAAGTGTGTACCCGGCTCAGTAAACGACTTCGCCAAAAGTTCGGAGTGTTCGAGTGAGGTGATATATGAAATGTCCTGTATGCAACGCATGGGTGCTGGTGAAAGAAACCCGTACCCGTCCAGCCAATGTGGTGTACCGCAGGTACGAGTGCGCCAATGAACATCGCTTCGTAACACACGAGGCGGTGGTGCGTACTATCAAACCCAAGGAGAAAAAGCCATGAACATCTCAGAAATCCTCATCACCGTCGGTCTGTTCGTTGGCGCACTCTGGTGGGCTTGGGTCGCTGACTGGGGCGCTTGTGAGAAATGTAACCACGACTGTAACCAAGGGCGTGACTGCCCAGAAAGGAAAGCAAATGACTAAATCAAAACGCATCACCCGACACTTCGTCAAGAACCCAACAGCATCTGTTAAGGAGGCGGCACTCAAGTTCAATGTATCCGTGCCGTACACCTACGCCCTGCGCAAGAAGGCAATGCACGAAGCGCAGGAGGAACTGTCCAAGGTGATCCTCGGCCCACAGACTGAGGAGATTGTGGTGACGATGGCCCCGACTGCCAACGACAGACAAGTTGGTGGTGATCACTACAAGTCGATGGGTGTGCAGCCGTGGGATGTGGTGGACACATGGCCCCGTGACCAACGCATTGGTTACTACCGTGGCGGTGCGCTGAAGTACTTGATGCGTATGGGCAGCAAGGACGAGTCACCGATGGAGGTGGCGAAGGGGCAGCACTACATCCAGAAACTTCTTGAGGTGCTGCATGAACAACAGTCCAACGCTGACAATAAGTAACAGCAACACAGGCAGCACCATGACCAGCGGTGGCCCGTTCGGAAGTAGCGGGTCACTGACACTTATGAACAACAGCAACGAGCATGAGCAACTGTCCGTCGCAGACATCCGTAGGTTCAAGGAGATGTGCGAACTGCTTAACTACATCGCTTCTGTTGATCCCAAGTTCAGGGAATACATGACTGCGTTCAAAGCAAAGCAAAGGATATTGAGATGATGGATATCGTAACCATCGACTTTGAAACCTAC